AGTTCCGCGGCGGCGGAGATCGCGAGGGCGACTTCCTGATCCTGGAGGAAGGCCTCTCCTGGAAGGCAATGTCGCTCACGCTGGCCGACATGCAGTGGATCGAGAGCCAGAAGCTCAGCCGGTCCAACATCATGATGTACTACGGCGTGCCGCCCTTCATGCTTGGCGATACCGAGAAGTCGACCAGCTGGGGGACCGGCATCGAGCAGCAGAAGCAGGGCTTTCTCGCGTTCACCGCCGAAGACGACCTGACGATGTGGGAAGAAGGCGTCAACGCAGACCTGATCCGCGAGCCCGACGTCTTCGCCCGGTTCAATCGGGCCGCATTTGTTCGGGGTGACATCAAGACCCGCTTCGCCGCCTACCAGGTGGGCCGCAACGCAGGTTTCTACTCGAAGAACGACATCCGCGGCTTCGAGGACATGAATCCGATCAACGGCGGCGACGACTACGACGCGCCGCTCAATTCGAACACAGCGCCCGATTACGGAGACGAGAATGATGATCCGCCGCCCTCGCGTGATCGCTAACGCGCGCGCGCCGAAGATCTGGGCGAAGTCTCGCCCGGGCGCGCTGCCGATGCCCGCCAATCGCGACGTCTCCGCGCTGACCAAGTCGGCCGTGCTCGACAAATGGGGCGAAGAAGCAGCCGGGATCCGCGCGATCGCACCGGGCGACAACGTGATCACCATGTTCGACGTCATCGGTGAGGACTTCTGGACAGGCGGCGGCATCACCGCGAAGAAGGTAACCGCTCAGCTGCGCGCGATCGGCGACCGTGACGTCGAGGTCCACATCAATTCGCCGGGCGGCGACATGTTCGAGGGCATCGCGATCTACAACGTGCTGCGCGAGCACCCGAAGTCGATCACCGTCAAGGTTATGGGCATGGCGGCCTCCGCCGCCTCCATCATCGCGATGGCGGGCGATACGATCGAGATCGGCGCGGCCAGCTTCGTGATGATCCACAATTGCTGGGTGGTCGCGATCGGCAACCGCCACGACATGGCCGAGACCGCGGCCTGGCTGGAGCCGTTCGATCAGGCGATGCGCGACGTCTACACCGCGCGCACCGGGCAATCGGCCGACGACGTGGCGAAGTGGATGGACGACGAAACGTTCATGTCCGGCAGCCAGGCGATCGAGCGTGGGTTCGCCGACGCGCTGCTGCCCGCGGACCAGGTCGAGACCAAGGAGGCCACTCAGGCGGCCGACAGGAAGGTCAACGAGCTGCGCGCCATGGAGCTCACGCTCGTCGCCGCCGGCCATACCCGCAGCGAGGCGCGAGCCCGCATCAGCAAGATCAAGGGAGACGGCACGCCAGGCGCTGGCGTCGACCTCGACACCCCCACGCCCGGCGCTGGGGAACAAGAACTGGCCGGCGCGCTCGCCGGCCTCCTCAGCACCATTCGCTCATAGGGAGCAACCTCATGAAGAAGATCCACGCCGCCCTCCTGGGCGCGTCCGCGCTCGCCGCTGCTCCGCGCGCCGTCGCCGCTCGTCCGCGGGCCGAAACCCCCACGGACCCCAAGGCGATCGTCGAGCAGATCAACGCCGACTTCTCCGCCTTCAAGGACCGGCTCGCGGCACTCGAGAAGAAGGACGACGTCGTCACCGCCGAGCAGGTCGAGCGCATCAACGCATCGATCACCGAGCTCACCGGCGCGCTCGAGACGGCGCAGGCCGATCTCGCGGCGGCGAAGCTTGGCGCCGGCGCCGGCGACGCACTCACGACTGAGGCGAAGGCCCACGCCACCGCCTTCAATTCGTGGTTCCGCAAGGGCCGCGAGCCGGAAGCCGGCATGCGCGAGCTCGAAGTCAAGGCTGCGCTCACGACGCAGTCCGACCCCGACGGCGGCTACCTCGTGCCCGAGGAGATGGAAAAGTCCATCGACCGCGTGCTTGGCACCGTGTCGGCGATCCGCGGCATCAGCCGGGTGATTACGATCGGCGGCCAGACCTACAAGAAGCTCGTCAGCCAGGGCGGCGCCTCCTCGGGTTGGGTGAGCGAGCAGGAAGCGCGTCCCGAGACGGACACGCCGACGCTGCGCGAGATCGCGTTCAACGCGCACGAGATCTACGCCAACCCGGCCGCCACGCAGACTTCGCTCGACGACTCGTATTTCAACGTCGAGCAGTGGCTCGCCGAAGAAGTGTCGATCGAGTTCGCCGAGCAGGAGGGCGACGCCTTCATCAACGGCAATGGCGTGAACAAGCCGCGTGGCTTCCTCGCCTATCCGATGGTGGCCAACGCGGCGCACCAGTGGGGCAAGATCGGCTTCGTAAAGACCGGAGCCGCGGCGGCGTTCGCCGCCGAAGATCCCTGCGATGCGATCATCGACCTCTACTACGCGCTGAAGGCCGGTTACCGGAACGGCGCGCAGTTCGTGACCTCCGATGCCGTGATGGGCACGGTCCGGAAGTTCAAGGACGGTCAGGGCAATTACCTGTGGGCGCCGCCCACCGGTGCCGACATGCCGGCTACGATCCTGGGCAAGCCGGTGGTCACCGACGACAACATGCCCGCACTCGGCGCCGGCGCGTTCCCGATGGCGTTCGGCAACTTCCAGCGCGGCTATCTGATCGTCGACCGCCAGGGCGCCCGTGTCTTGCGCGACCCGTACACCAACAAGCCGTTCGTGCACTTCTACACGACCAAGCGCGTCGGCGGCGGCGTCGCCAACTTCGAGGCGATCAAGGTCCTCAAGTGCTCGGCCTAAGGCCTGCACAAAACCAACCATCGAGGGCGGCGGACTACCGCCGCCCTCTCCTCCGCCGTTGTCCGCAGCGGCGCAGGAGAGGCGGGTCAACCCGGCTCTGCTAGCGAAGCCAAGGAGATTACCATGAAGACCCTCGACCTCTACAGCAAGCTGGGGATCGTGCGCGCGATCAGCCCGGTCTCGGTTGCCGACAACACCGCTCAGGTCAGCCAGATCATCGACCGGCAGGGCTACACCGGCCTGCTGCTCGCGATCGCGCTCGGCTCGATCGCCGACGCGGATGCCACCTTCGCGGTTCTTGTCGAGCACGGCGACGATGCCGCGCTTGCCGACGCCGCCGCCGTGCCGGACAGCGAGCTCAATGGCACGGAGGCGCTCGCCGGCTTCCAGTTCGACGACGACAACGAAACCCGCAAGATCGGTTACGTAGGCAACAAGCGCTATGTGCGCCTGACGATCACGCCGGCCAACAACGCCAGCGCCGCCTTGGTTTCCGCGCTCGCCATCCTTGGTGGTGCAGCCGACGCCCCGGTCGCTTGAGCTTGAAGTGGGCTGGCTTCGGCCAGCCTCTTCTTCTTGCCGGATTTGACATGACGGGCTTCATCACTCTCGACGACGCCAAAGAGCATCTGGTCGTGCTCGACGACGTCGACGACGCCCTGATCCAGCGCTTGATCGACGCCGCCACCAGGCTCGCGGAGGCACGGACCGGATACGTGGCGCTGCAGCGGTCCGAGTCCTTCCTGTTCGATGGCTTCGGCCGCCAGCTCGAGCTCCGCATGCGGCCGGTCGACGTCGACTCCCTCGCCGTCACCTACCTCGACGGCGACGGCGCGGAGCAGGTCTTTACCGATATCCGCGCGATCGAGAAGAACGGCACCATTCGTATCCTGCCGGCGATCGGCTTTTGCTGGCCTCGCACGGCATGCGCGGCCGGCGTCGTGACCGTCGAGGCAACGGTGGGCCTGGGATCGACCGCGAACGCCATCACGGCGGAGACACCGGACAACATCAAGCATGCCGTTCGGCTGTGCGTCGGCAGCTGGTACCAGGATCGCGAGATCGGCCCGATTCCCGACGCGGCCGACGAGCTGCTCGACGACGAACGCTCGAGGCGCGTGTGAAGCCGCTGGCCGCCGGTCGCTTGCGCCATGCCATCGTGGTCAAGCGGGCCACTGAGGCCTCGGACGGCAAAGGCGGCTACACCACGAGCTGGACCACAATCGTCGAGACCCGGGCCGACGTCGAAGGCCTCGACGGCCGGGAATCGGTGATGGAGCACGTCCTCGAGGGCGTGTCCGTTTACCGTTTCCGTATTCGCTGGCGACCCGGCCTCGAGATCCGAGCCGGCGGCCAGGTGACCTTTGCCGGGCGCGACCTCAACGTTCGCGCTCCGGCGGCCGATCCCGACGGCGACCGCCGCGAGATGGTCTTCATCGCCGACACATCGTCGGCCCGGCCGACGGCCTGATTGCTTTCCCCGAGGGCCGCTTTGGGCGGCCTTCCGGGAAGGAGACCCCGCCATGCACGTGAAACTCACCAAGGATCGCGCTCACAAGGGCGCCAAGGCCGGCGACGTCGTCGAAGTCGCTGGCTACGAGGGACGCCGTCTGATCGAGCAGTCGGCCGCCGACCCGGCCGAAGCGCCCGCCGAGGCACCGGCCGATGCTCCGAAGACCGGCAGGTCCAAGGATCAGGCGCCCCAAGCCTAGCCCATGGCGCGCGGCTTCGCCGAGACTGGCTCTTTCCTCGATCGGCTGCCGGACGAGACGCGCGGGCGGCTTGCCTGGCTGCTCGCCGAGCTCGGGACGGAGGTCTCGGCGGCGCAAAAGGCGGCGTTGGCGTCGAAGACCCACGGCACCGGCTTCCTGTCGGGCGGGCTGGGCGTCGATGTGCTGCTCGAGCGGCTACGCGTGCGCATAGGCCTGCTGGCGCTGCAGGCGGGCCGGCGATCGAGCCGTTACTACGGCCGCTTCGTCGAGTTCGGCCGGCGGGCGCAGACGGTGCGGGTCATCCGCGGCACGTCGGCGAGCCCGAAGAGCGCCTCGGTGCGGCGCAAGCATAACCAGCGCGTGCGCGGCGCCTACACGCTTCGCGTGCGGGCGATGGCGCCGCGGGAATTCATCTTCCTGCCCGACCTTGAGGCGCGCGCCGATCGACGCCTCGCGGACTTCTGGAGCGAGATCCTTTGAAGAACCTGATGGACGCGGTGCAGACCGCGGTGTTCGTCGCGCTGAGCGGCCGCGGCGCGCTCACGGCGCTGTCGCAGGTCACTCAGCACGTGAAGCAGGACATGCTCGACGACGGTCCGATCACGCGGATCGGCAAGGTCGAGAGCAGGCCGATCGGCGGCAAGGGGCAGCAGCTCGAGGAAGTCTCGGTCGACGTCGAGACGATCTACCGCGGCACGTCGCAGGCCGACGTCCTCGCGATCATGCACGAGCAGCGCGAAGCGCTCGAGGATCAGGTGCTCGCGATCGACGGCACCGAGCTCGACACGCCTGAATGGGCGGGAGCCGTGGTCGACGGGCCCGCGGCGGACGGCGTCACCTACGCCGGCATCCAGACCTTTCTCATCTATTCGCAACCGGCCCCCTGATCGGCGCTGCCGCCCGACGGCTACTTGAGCGCGACCACACCTATTCTCAACCAGCCCTGCTTCGGCGGGGCTTTTCTTTTGGAGACGCCTAATGGGCATTGAATTCGGCAAGAACTGGCGCCTCAAGATCGGCGACGGCGGCGGCACCGAGGCGTTCGACGCGATCGGCGGCGAAGGCACGCTCGACTGGGGCCGCCAGTCGAAGGAGATCGACACGTCGAGCAAGGACACCGGCCAGTACGGCACGATGGGCTATGGCCGTCAGACGGTGACCTTCCGCGTCAGCGGCAAGCTGACGCTGCCCGACGACGGTCTCGAGCGCGTCGACCAGATCGCCAAGTCGGCCACGCCGGAAGTCAACGTCCAGGTGGTCAAGGGCGCGGTCGTCAAGTTCGAGGGCCTGGTCTCGATCGGCAACTTCTCGGTGTCCTTTCCCGACGACGAGGTCGCGACCTACAGCTTCGACATGAAGGTCGCCGACGTGCCCGTCACCGACGACCTGGGCGCGACAGCCTGATGGCCGGCAAGCGCCAGACCGCAGCGGGGGCGGCCGCGCCGGCGGCGAACCGCATCCGCGGCGAGCACGAGCTCGCGCTCGGCGCCAAGACTTATCGGCTGCGCCCGAGCTTCGCCGCGATGATCGCCATCGAGGAGAAGACCGGGCGCACCTGCCTCGAACTCGTGCGGATGGGCAATGCCGGCGCGATCCCGCTCGGCATGGCCGGCACCATCGCGGCCGAGCTGATCCGCGCCGGCGCCGACGCCAAGGACGCGCTGACGCAGAAGGTGGCCGGCGAGAAGATTGCCGAGCTGATCTTCGAGCAGGGCCTGCCTGGGGCGATCGCGCGGCTGACGCTGTGCCTGGCCGACGCGGTCACCGGAGGCCGCACCGCCTCGGGGGAAGCGAAGGCGGTGGCGACGACGAGCCCGAGCCCCGGGAGCGACGCTACCGCCGAATAATGGGCGTCGCTCTCGACGCCTTCGGATGGTCGGCCGACCAGTTCTGGCTGGCCACCCCGCACGAGTACTGGGCGATGATCGACGCCCGGATCGAAGCCAACAAACGAACGAACCAGGCGTAGGAGGATAGCGTGGCGGCCCGCAATACGCGCTCGCTGGTCCTCGAGATCGCCGGCGACCCGAGCAAGCTGACCGCCGCCTCAAAGGTCGCGCGCTCAGCCCTGCTCGAGCTGCAGCAGGGCGCCGAAAGTGTCGAGGCAGCGGTTCGGCAGTCTTTCGCCAACATGGCGCCAGCGGATTCTGTGCGCCGGGCCGAGCGCGAGTTCGAGCGGATGTTCCGCAATATCCGCGCGAATGCGCAGGCGGTGCTCGCCGAAGGCAACACGAGCCTGGGCGCGCAGCTGTTCGACGTCGGCGCGGCCGACGAGCAGGTGCGCGCGCTGACGGCCAACGCCGCGCAGCTGCGCCAGTGGAGCCAGGCGGCGGAACTGGCATCGAAGGAGGGCGGCGAGTTCGCTGCCCGGCAGCAGCAGATCGCCGTCGCTCTCGCGGCCGAAGCTACCCAGCTCGAGCAGCAGGCGCTCGACCTGGACCGCACCGCGATGGCGTTCCGTGAGATCCAGGCGCAAGTCGGCAGTACCGACGCCGCCATGCGCCGTTCGACGGCTGTCACCGGCGACAAGCGGGCGGCCCTCCAGCAGTTAAGCTTTCAGCTCAACGACGTCGCCGTCCAGTTCGCCGCCGGCACTCCGCCGATGCAGATTTTCGCGATGCAGGGCGGTCAAGTCATCCAGGCACTGCAGATGATGCGTGGCAGCGCTGGCGGTCTTCTCGGCTTTCTCGGCGGGCCGTGGGGGCTGGTGCTGACCACGGCGACAATCGCCCTCACGCCGTTCGTGGCCAAGTTGTGGGAAGGAGAGGACGCCGCAAAGGCCGCCGAGGCCGGAGCCGATGCGCTCGGGCAGGCGCAGTCGGCACTGGGCGGCATCTTCGACCTGACCAGCGGCAAGATCGAGAACCAAAACCAGCTGCTGCGCCTCAATGCCCGTCTGATGGCGCTGAACTTGCGCGCAGAGGCCCTGCAGAAGGGCGAAAGCTCGGCTAACACGTTTCGCAACGCTCGGCGACAGAGCACCAGCGACTTCGTCCTCGGGTCTATCGCCGCCGACCTGCCGGGCGACACCGCCGGTGAAGCCAATTCGCGGCGGATCAGCGCGATCCTCAACGGAGTGGCGCGCGGCAATATTTCGCTCGAGGATGCTCTCAAGCGTTCGGAGACCCTCGACTTCCGCGGCGTCAACACCACGCGGCAGGCGTTCCAGCAGGCGATTATCGACCGTGCGACGGCCGACAACAACGTCAAGGTCGCGGACCTGATCGACCAATCACTGGATAGCGGTTCGCTGGCGCCCGATCTTCGCCGTCCCGGTTCTACCAAGCGCGACCGCAAGCAAAGCGGTCCATCGGCCGAGGAAACCGCTCGGCGGTTCAACGATCAACTGATCGGCTATACCCAGCAATCGCTTTCGGCGATGCAGCAGTCCGCCAGCACCGCAGAAGAGCGGGCAGAGCTCGAGCTGCGGTCGATCGAGTGGAGCAGGCGGCAAGAGCTGGCGCGGATCGACGCCGACGAGCACTTCAGTGCCGCCCAAAAGGCGGAGCTCTCGGCCGCCGTCGACCGGCTTAGCGACTACCAGCGCGAAAACGTCGACCTGCGGACGCGGCAAGAGTTGCTCGACCAGCAGCTGCGCCTCGACCAGCAGGACCTGGACGGCAAGATCGGTGTGCTGCGGCTGCAATCGCAGCTCGCGGACACGCTGGACGAGCGGCGGCAGATCGCCCTGCAGATCCTCGAGTACGAGCTGCAGGAACGCCGGAACGCCGCCGATCGGTTGCTCGCCAGCAACGACGCCGCCGATCGAGCCGAAGGGCAGCGCCAGCTGGATCAGATTGGCCGCGAGGAGACTCTGCAGCGCGAGCAGATCGACCGCGACTTCGCCGATCCAGTGGAGAGCTATGTTCAGCGGCTGCGTGCCGCGACCTACGATCTCGACACGGCGTTCAAGGAAGTGGAGGCCAACGGCCTGCAGGCGCTCGAAGACGGCCTCGTCGGCGTGATCAGCGGAACGGAGAGCGTGGCGTCGGCCTTCAAGAAGATGGCCAACCAGATCATCGCCGACCTGGTGCGCATCGCGGTGCAGAAGCTGATCCTCAACACGATCAGCGGCGGCTTCTTCGGGCTGTTCAGCGAAGGCGGGCCGGTCGAAGGGCATGCCGCCGGCGGCTTCATCACCGGCCCCGGCTCGGCCACGTCCGACAGCATCCCGGCGCTGCTCTCGAACGGCGAGTTCGTGATCAACGCCGCGGCGACGTCGCGCTACCGTCCGCTGCTCGAGGCGATCAACGATGGCAGGGTGCCCGGCTTCGCCGCCGGCGGCATCGTGCCGCGTCAGGCAAGGCTTCCCGAGCTTTCGCGTCTTGCTGCCGGACGCTCGGCCACGACGGTGGAGCAGCATTTCCACGTGGACGCGCGCGGCGCGGTCCTGGCGGCCGAGCTGGTGGCGGAGATGCGCCGGATCGGCGCCAGTGCCGCGATCGGCGGCTCGCAGCTCGCGCAGTCGGATCTCGCGGATGCGCAATTCTCAACCTTGCCCTAGGAGCGCCCCTTGGCGATCGAACTGCCGACGCGGCCGGGCATCCGGCGCGCAACGCCGCGCCTGCTCGACTGGGGAGGCCGTCTGGTGCCGATCCTTGGCGGCGAAGTTCAGACCCTTCGGCGGCTCGGCACGCGCTTCAGCCTGGAGTTCGAGCTGCCGCCGGTGCGCAACGAGCCCTACGGCCGCGAATGGGCCGGCAAGCTGGCGCAAGCCAAGCTCGAGGGCGCGATCGCGCGCTGGGTGCAGGACGGCTTCGTGCCGGGTGCCGCCGGCGCGGTCGTGGTGGACGGCGCCGACCAGACCGGATCGACGCTGTCAGTTACCGGGGGCACGCCGGGCTACCCCGTTCGCTATGGCCAGTTCTTCAGCCTGGTGCACGACGCCCGGCGTTATCTCCACATGGTGACGACGCCGGTGCGTCTCGACGCGGACGGCGCGGCAGACCTCGGTATCCTGCCAATGCTCCGGGTGATTCCCGACGACGGCGACACGATCGAGATGGGCCTGCCGAAGATCCAGGGATCGCTGGTCATGGACGAGCTGCCCTGGGACGTAACCGAGGACCCTTACCTCGACTTTGGCCGCCTGCGGATCGACGAGGACGCCTGAGCCGTGACCGAGCTGACGCCAGAAATGGACGCCGCGATCGCGGCGGACAGGGCGCTCGTGTTCGGCGCGGTCGAGATCAACTTTCCTGGCCAGGACGTGCAGCTGCTCGACGGCTCGGCAGAGGTGCCGATGTTCTCGAGCGTCTTTCGCGGCAAGGATCCCGACTTCGGGACGATCGGCTCGGTCGATCCGATCAAGGACGGCACGGGCGACCAGGCCCCGGCGGTCAAGCTGACGCTGCTGCCACCGGACGAGACGGCGACGGCCACGCTCGGATCGGCGGCGATGCAGGGCTCTCGCGTTCGCATGTGGCTCGGCGTGCTAGATCCCGTCACCGGCTTGCCGGTGCCCGATCCCTACGTCCTGTTCGACGGCGAGATCGACGTCCCGACGCTCAAGTGGACGATGCGCGGCCGCGAGGTCGAATACCGCGTGGGCTCGGTGTTCGAGGGATTCTTCGAGCTCGAGGAGGGCATCCGCCTGTCGGACTCCTGGCACCAGGACGTGTGGGAGGGCGAGCTCGGCCTGTCCTTCGTGACAGGTGTCGCAGAACCGGTGCCGTGGGGCACCGAGCTGTCGGGCGTCTCGGGCGCGGTGGTGAAGAAGAAGCACAAGTTCCTCGGGATCTTCTGATGGCCGATCCGATCATGGTGCGCCGGGTCAACGCGGCACAGCGCACGCTCGATACTTTCAGGGGCAAGCCCTTCCAGCTGGGCAAGCGGGACTGCGTCAGGCTCACGGCCGCGCACCTGCGCCTGCTGGGTTACAGGGTGAAGCTGCCGCCCGCAGGATCCTACCGAACGGCCAACGGCGCGCTGCGCAAGTTACACGAGCGCGGCCACGCCACGCTCGCCGACGCGATGGATGCGCTGTTGCCACGCATTCCGCCGGCCGGCGTGCTCGCCGGCGACGTCGTGCAACTGGAAGCCGAGCACCCGCTCGGGGCACTCGCCGTCGTGCTCGGCAACGGCCGGGTCGTTGGCTACCACCAGGACGCAAAGGGTGCCGAAGTCCTGCAGCCGAACGCCATCGAGGCCGCGTGGCGGGCCGCGCCGGTCGGCCCCGCCTGAGATAACTCATGAAAGTCGTGCGAACCGCCGCGCTGATTGTCGGCGCGGCGGCACTCGTCGTCGCGACGGCCGGGGCGGCAAGCTTCATCGCCGCCGGCGCCGTCGGCGCTGGCTTCGGCGTCAGCGGTATCGCCGCGGTCGGCCTCTCGTCGACCGTGTTCGGCGTCAGCGCCGGATCGCTGCTGCTCGCCTCGAGCGCGGTCCTCGCGCTGACGGGCGCCGCGGGCAAGAAGCCGGCGGCAATCACCGGCGGATCGCAGACCGAATTCTCGGCCGATCCGAATGCCGGGGTTCCGTACGCGGTCGGCACTACCGGCACTCGGGGCAGCATCGTGTTCCACCGGGCTGCCGATGGCTGGTCGGCGGACACGCCGAAGGACCTCAAGGACTTCGTCACCGTGCTCTCGCTGGGCACGATCACGGCGTTCCTGAGCTTCACGGCCGATCACACGGCGGTGACCTTCGACGGCGCCGGCAACGCGATCGGCGCCTACCACGACTACATGTTCCAGAAGACGCAGCTGGGGCTGTGTCCTGAGCCGAGCCGGCTGACGGTGACCGCAGGCGCCTCCACGGCGCCGACAGGGTGGACGGTCGACCACAAGCTGTCCGGGCTCGCCGCGGCGATCTGGCGGCTCCGCTACGACGCGAAGGGCAAGTACTACCAGAACGGCGTTCCGGACCCGCTGTGGGTGATCCAGGGCGTCAAGGTCTACGATCCCAGGCAGGACGACACCTACCCGGGCGGGTCGGGCGCCTGCCGCTGGGACGACGAGGACACCTGGGTCTGGGACGGCATCGACCCCGGCATGCCGGCTGGCGAAAATCCCTACCTGCATGCGCTGACCTGGTGCATCGGCCGGCACCAGAACGGCAAGCGCGTGATGGGCCTGGGGGCCCGCCTCGACCAGATCATCGCAGAGCAGTTCGTCGAGGGCGCAAACGTCGCCGACGCGAACGCATGGAAAGTGGGCGGGGTGCTCTACTCGCGCCCCGATACCAAGTGGAACAATCTGAAACTGCTGCTGCAGGCGGGCGGCGGCGAGCCCTTGCGCATCGGCGCCCGCATCGGCTGCCGCGTCGAGACGCCGCGGGTCAGCCTGGCAACGATCACCCGGGCGGACATCGTCGGCGACGCGCAGCTGGCCACCACGCAGACGCGGCGCTTGCGGATCAACACCGTGATCCCGCGCTACCGCTCGGCGGACCATGACTACCAGGTTGTTCCGGCATCCCCGGTTCAGGTCGCTGACCACGTCCTGCTGGACGGGTCGCCGCGCACGCGCGAGATCGAGTGGCCGCTTGTTCCGGACGTGGACCAGGTCTCGCAGCTAGCGCGCTACGAAATCGAGAACAGCCGCGAGTTCGGGCCGGGCCGCTTCCCGCTAAAGCCGGTCTGGATCGGCTACAAGGGCGGCGACTGCGTGACGCTCGATATCGAGGGCGTCGAGAACCAGAAGATTCTGCTGCTGCAGCGCGAGATCGACCCGGGCGGCGCCAAGGTCACTTTCGACGTCCGGTCCGAGACGGACGGCAAGCACCCGTTCGCACTGGGCGAGACGGGCACGCCTCCGCCCACGGCCAGCATTTCCGCATACGACCCGACAGTGGCCGAGCCGGCGGCTACCGACTGGAGCCTGGCCGGTGGCTCGGTCGTCACCAACGGCCTGTCGCAGCCGGCGCTGACGGCCACCGGCGCGGTGAGCAGCGGCTACGCCGAAGCCGTGGTGTGGGACTACCGAATCTACGACGCCGGCGCCGGCGAGGAGGACAACTGGATCGCCGGCGGCGTGGAATCGCCGGTGCTCACGAAGAAGGTGATCACCGGCGTCGGGCCGGGCGAGCAATACGAGGTCTCTGTGCGGTACCGCGCGCGCGGCGTGATCGGCGCGCGCCGGATCCTCGGTCCCGTCACGGCTGGCAGCTTCGGCTCCGGCGTGCATCGCCTGGTCACCAAGACGGTCAACTATCCGCTCTCGAGCGACGACGACAGCATCTCGGTGGCGGCGTTCGACGGCGTGCTCGACAACGGCACCACTATCAGCTTTCCGGCGGACACTCTGCCCGGGCTCGACAGCGGCACGACCTATGCCGTCCTGTGGGAGATCGCCGGCGGCGACTACCTCGCGGTCGAGGAACCGGCGTCGGCCGAGCTCGCCTCCCCGGACTACGTGTTCATCGGGTGGCAGCTGACGTCGACCGGCGGCGTCTACGACGATCCGGAACCGGCGCCGCCGGGCAACTGCATCGCCGACGACACTCTGGTGCTGCTCGCCGACGGCGGCGAAGTGCCGGCGAGCTCGCTGACGATCGGCACGGTGCTACGCACCAAGCACGAGCGCACGCTGGCGTGGGGCGACTACCAAATCGCGGCGATCAGCTTCGTCGAGGACGAACCGGTGTTCGCCTGCAGCCTGGCCGACATGGACGGCGAGCCGGTCACCGTACGCGCCACTGGTGACCATCTGTTCCTGGTCGCCAACCGCTGGGTGCGGGCGGCCGAGCTCGGCACGCCGGACGGCACTGCCCGGGTTGCGAAGATCACCGTCGTCGAAGCGCACACTTACGTCTCGGCCGGCGTCCTCAGCCACAACATCAAGGCCGGCGGGCCGGGCGGGATCTAGGAGACAGCATGAAAAGCCAATGGGATACCTGGCTGCGCGAGCTCGCGGCGGCCGGGAAAGGGGGCGCGATCGTCAAGGCGATCGACCGGGGGCTGCCTTATTCGCTGTCGCTGGAGATCCCGATGGACGTGTCGGCCGATGCGTTCGCGGCGTCGCTGAAGGTCGCTCCGGATGCGGCCAGCGCGGAAGCCGACTTCACGGTCGGCGTGGGCGCGTATGCCGCGGGGGTCACCGTCGTCACCCTGTCGCTCTCCGCCGCGCTGACGGCCGCGCTGACGGCCGATGGCGACGCCGACGGCGTCGAGGAGCTGGTGTTCGACCTGCTGCACACCCCGTCCGGCGGCACGCAGCAGCGCTTTATCGCCGGCGCCATGCCGATCCTCGGGAAGGTGACCGATTATGGCAGCTGATGTCAGGCTGAAGCTCGGCGTCTCGACGGTCGCCGTGACCATGGCGGGCGCCCCGGTGCCCGTCACCATCGGCGGCAACCAGGGCCCGCGCGGCGAGCCCGGCGGCAACATTCTGTCGATCGGGCTGTTCACCGATGCCGCGGCGCTGACGGTCCCGGTCGGCACCAACATGGTGCAGACCAGCGGCTATTCCGCGCAGGGGCTGGGCGCCGGGCTCTACGTCAACGACAGCCTGGCCGATGCCGCGCTGGCGGCCGCGCACCCTGGCGCCGTGCTGATCGACGCCACCGGACGCCGGTTCCGGCTCGTGGCCACGGGCGGCGAGGTGACGCCCGAGCAATTCGGGTGCCCGCGCTACGCCGAAGGCACCAATCAACAGCCTTCCATGCGCGCGGCGATGGACTATGCGCAGGCGATCAAATGCGCGTGGCGGTGCGAACAGAACACCTATGAATCGTGGCCACCGCTGCGGGTGCCGGACCCGGCAGGCAGCGCCACCGATCCGGTGCCGCGTGGCGAGCCGGGCAACCTGACCGGCCTGCATTTCGTTATCACCCGCAAGCTGGAAATGCGCGCGGCGCCCGGCGGTACCACCATCAACCGCCGGATGTGGAACGGCGGCGATCCGGCGGTCATGGCCGACATCCAGACCACGGCGGACAACTACGGCTACGGCAAGTGGCGCGGCGGCCTGTTCGCGATCATCCCGCAGGCGGTCGAGCCGGCCGATCCCGACGAGCTGGCCGAGCCGGTGCTGATCGGCGACTGGACCTTCAACGGCGGCCTCAGCAAGTCGGCCACCCCGGGCATCTACACGGTGGGCGGCAAGTATCGCCTTCGCGCAGACGGTTCGGCCTGGGACATCTACGACAAGTGCTTCTGGTACTTCTCGGCCAGCGGCAGCGATTATGTCGGCCACCTGTTGCGCAGCCGCGGGACGATCAGGGTCACCGGGTTCAACGGCGAGACCTTCTTCGGCAACATCAAGCACAAGGGCCTGCGCTGCAAGGGCTCGATCGAGGTCAGCGACAGCGACTGCGGCCACTTCGACTTCGGGCTCGACGACAGCCCTGACGCGGTGATCGACGTCGACACGCTGCACACCCACGACAACTACCTGGGCATGGAGCGCTGCGGCGGATGGAACGTCCGCATCGGGCACCTGATCAGCGAGGACAACGACCAGGCGGGCGGGTGCTTCGCGGGCGACTACACCGAGAGCGACGGGGGCACGAAGCCGAACTTCATCATCGAGCGGCTGACCGTCTCGCGCTGCGGCACGGCGGGCGGCTTCGGCAGCGGCTTCGTGCTCGGCAAGTGGGTGAAGGTCGGCGAGGCGGTAGTGACCGACGCCGGCATTTCCATCGGCACAAGCGAGCAGACCTTCACCTGCCACGACGTGTCGGTGGACCGTATCCGCGCCATCGCCGACAGCCGCAACAACGACGTGGCGCTGAGCTTCAACGGCCCTGCGTCTCCGACCACCTACACCACCAGCAATTGCAATGTCGGCGAGGTGTGGTGCGAGCGAACCGCGGTCGCCATCGCCAACAGCCGGATGATTGCCCGCCCGGTCTATTGGTCCGCCCACCCCTTCGGCAGCGGCAACTTCGTGGGCGGTGTATACGGGGAAACGACCTTCGGCCCCGAATGCTCGGGCACGCCGGCCGGCACCAACGTCGGCATCGGCGAGCAGGCGTTCAAGTTCTCCAACAGCGCGGGCGCGTGGAACGTCGAGACGACCCCGGCGCTCGGCAAGGGCTACTCGCTCTACCAGGTCACCACCACGTCCACGACCGGCAATTTCACCCTGACGCTGCCGGCCGCGAACACCTATCCGCGCGGATCCTACCTGACGCTCACCGGGCGCCAGCCAACCGGCGTGGTCATCACGGTTGCCACGACGAACTCATCGATGGGCAAGCGGGCGATCCTGCTCAGCACGCAGAACCTTCGGTTCAAGCAAGTCAACGACTGGTGGGTGCTCGACACGCCGCGCAACCTGCTGATCGCGAACGTGGTCGCCAACCTGCAGAAGGCCGCCGCGGCGATACCGGCCAACGACGTGTCGGACGAGACGGCCTTCACCGTCAACGGCGCGGTGGCGGGTATGCACGTGAAGGCAGTCTGCAACGCGGTGATCAGCGCCGATGCCCTGCTGGTGGCGCGGGTGACCGCGGCCAACACGGTCGGCATCCGCATGAAGAACCTCAACGCCGGCGCCACGCTTGCCCCCGGCAGCCAGACCTATCGCCTCGAGCTGGAGTACCTGAATTGACCCGGAAGAAGGACAAGCGCCCGCCCGAGGATTGGGCGGTGCTGGCGGCGGCGGAGGCGCGCCAGGCGATGGACGCCGCGGGCGAGGCGATCGTCGCCAATCCCGCCAGGCTCGGCGAGCGCGGCAGGGCGTGGCTGCGCTGGCTGTCGGCGGAAGATCGCTATTTCCGCGCGGGCGAGTATCCGCCTGAGTTACCGCGTCCGGCGAAGTGGATGAGCGGCGAGCCGCTGGACCTGCCGGCGGCGCTCTACGAGCCGGTCGTCCATCCCGATCCGAACAAGGACCAGACGCCTCGCGCCTGGGCGCTGACCGAGGGTGGGCGGGCCGCCTGGCGCGAAGCGAACGCCTGATTTTCCGGCTCGATACGGGCCATTCACTGGAGACATGTCATGTTCGAAAGCCCCCGGCACATTGCCGATGGCATTGGCGGCGACGCCGCAGCTGCGGGGCTCAAGTCGAGCTTCCCGATCGGCGTGAGCGCACTATCGGTGGCCGGCGTCAGTTTGGACGCCTGGGTGGTGATACTCACCGTGGTCTACCTGCTGCTGCAGATCGTGCTGCTGTTGCCGAAGGCGCTGCGAATGGTACGCGGGAAACGCGAGAATGGCTAGCCTTCGAGATCTGCGGCCAGCACTGGCCGCGGCCGCGGCGCTGATCATCGGGGCGGTGTTCGCGGTCGAAGGACCATACGTCAACGATCCTCGCGATCCGGGCGGCGAGACCAATCACGGGGTGACCGTCGCGGTCGCCCGCGACCACGGCTTCACGGGGCCGATGCGCGAGCTCACGCGCAGCCGGGCCGAGCAGATCTACTTCGACGGCTACGTCGTGCCTTTCCTGGCTGTGCTCGAGCATAGCGCGCCTACCGCGGAAGAGGCGGTGGACAGCGGCGTAAACGCCGGAACGGCACGCGCCGCGCGGTGGTTCCAGGAATCGCTCAACCTGCTCAATAACGACGGCCGCGACTATCCCGACGTCGACGTCGACGGGCGCATCGGGCCCGCCACGCAGGCGGCCTATGCGGCGCTGCGCCGGCGGCGCGGCGACGAGCTCGCCTGCGTGCTGCTGATCCGCCTGATGGATGCGAAGCAGGCCCAGCACTACGCCTCGCTCGATATGGAACGGTACATGGTGGGCTGGGTCCGCACGCGCATCGGCAACGTGCCGACGTCGCGCTGCCCGGGTCGGCCGGCATGATCACGGCGATCGCCACCTGGCTGCTTTCGCGTCAGCTCACCCGATCGCCCGAAGCCGCGCGCATGATGGCCAAGGTCGGCCTGGCGATCGCGGTGCTCCTGGCGATCGCCGGCGGCTTCACGGCCTGGCTGGCGCTGCACGACGCCGACGTCGTCGATCGGCACGAGACGCGGGCCAAGCGCGACCAGGCCACCGCGGCGATCGCGGCCGAGCACCAGGCCACAACCAACGCCGTGCCGCGCGAAGAGGCGCGCGCGGCCGCGGCCGCGCAGTCGGCCGATGCCATGAAGGAGGCCGAAGATGCCCATCCCGAAGCTGCCAAGGCCGCTGCTGGCCCTGTCACTCGTGCTGCCGCTCAGCGCTTTCCGGTGCGATAGCGAGATCCGTTCGACGCCGCCGGCGGCGCGCTTCGAGCGCGTGGCCATGCCGTCGGCGCCGATCGGCGAGGCCTTGTGCGACGACGATCGCGACGGCGCGCTCGAGCCCTGCCTTTCCGACCGCCAGGCGGGCGAGCTGCTCGACGCCGCGGCCGACGCGATCTGCGAGGCGAACGACAGGCTCGCCTGGCTCAGCGACTATTATCTGGGGACCAGGCTCGGGCCCAGCTGCGCGCCGCGCTGACGTCTAGACGTCGACAGCCAAGCCGCGCGCAAAATGGGGGTATCGGCGGGGGTATCGCGGCGGCGCTGCTCCACGTGAAACGGCGGAAATCCGCCATTCCTCGCTGCGATCCGGGCGGAGGGGTTATCCGCCGCGGTCAGCGCAGCGAGGCGTAGGCGAAGAGAACGTAGCCGATCGCCACCGCGAAGAACGCCAGGCGGTCCTTCACAGCCCGACCAGGAACGCCGCGAGCTGCTCGCGCTGCGCCGGCGTGAGCTCCCATGCCTGCGGCTCGAGCATCGGGCCGATGGATATGCGGACCCCGCCATCGGGATCCACGGCCACCTCTAGCCCGACGTCGTCGACGTCGGCCTTGCTGCCGTCCTCGTTCACCCAGTCGTCCGCATCGGCGGAGAATCGCGGGCCGAAGTTCAATCTGCGGTCGTCCATCGATCGCCACCTACAGGAAAACTCGATGTTGACCAACGCCGCGGCGAAAGCCGCCGGCGCGCTCGATCGCGCCTACAAGCTGCACGACACCGGCGGGCTGTTCCTGCACATCGCCGTCACCGGCACGAAGACCTGGCGGCAGAAGTATCGCTGGCGCGGCCGCGAGAAGCTGCTGGTGCACGGGCGCTTTCCCGAGATGAACCTCGCCCAGGCGCGCATGCGCGTACTCGAGGCGAAGGAGAAGCTCGCGCGGAGCGTCGATCCCGGCGCGCGCGTTGACATGCGAGTCAACACCCGCGGCTTCGAGCAGCTCGCGCGGGCCTGGTACCGGCACAACGTCACTAGCTGGTCTCCGGCGCACGCGGCCGACGTGCTCGGCAGCCTCGAGCGCGACGTCTTTGGCGAGCTCGGCGCGATCTCGGCCGACGCCATCGAGGCGCCGAAGCTGCTGGCCGTGCTGCGTTCGATCGAGCGTCGCGGCCGCGTCGCCACCGCGCAGCGCATCCGCCAGCGGCTGAGCGAGATCTTCGCGTTCGGAATCGCCGAGGGCCTGTGCTCGAGCAATCCGGCCGAGCATCTCGGCGCCGCGCTGCGCGAGCCGCCGCCGGCGACACCGCACCCGGCCCTAACCTGCATCAAGGAATGCCGCGCGCTGCTGCAGGCCTGCGAGGCAGCGCCGGCGCGACCGATGACCAGGCTCGCATCGCGGTTCCTGGCGCTGAACGCGGTGAGGCTCGATTCGGTGCGGGGGATGCGCTGGGGCGAGCTCGAGGATCTGGACGGCGCGGCGCCGCTCTGGCGCGTCCCGCCCGAACGGCTGAAACTCAAGCGGGCGAAGAAGGACGAGGCGCGCTTCGAGCATCTTGTGCCGCTGTCGGCCGCGGCCGTGGCGGCGCTGCGCGAAGCCTATGCATTTTCATGCAAGATTATGCATTCCGGCGCTGCGAATTCGCCTGTCGACTGGAATCAGGTTGATTCCGGCGCGCTGGTGTTTCCGGGGCGCAGCGGATCAGCGCCGATCGGCGAGGGCTCGATCGGCGAGCTCTACGATCGAGCCGGTTTCGCCGGGCGGCATGTGCCGCATGGCTGGCGCGCCAGCTTCTCGACGATCCTCAACGAGCAGCTCGGCGAGGAATGGGCGGTGACGATCGACAGCGCGCTCGGCCACAGCAAGAGCGACAAGGTCGAGGCCGCCTACAACCGATCGGTGCGCCTCGAGCGCCGGCGGCAGCTGTTCGAGCGCTGGGGCGAGCTGCTGGCCGGCTAGTCATCGCGCTTGAGTTGGTCCTGCCAGCGGGCGCCGCGACGACGGCCGCCGCTCGGCCCGAGCATGGTGATATGGATGCGCGCCGCGCGCGCCTTGCATTTCGCGCAGCGCAGCCGCTTCTCGAGCGCCTCGACCGACCCGATCTCACCGCGGGCGAAGAAATAGTTCGGCGTCAGGACAACCTCGTGCCCGCAAGCGCGGCAGGCCACGTTCAGATCGTAGCCGTGCTTGTGGTAATCAGCGAGCGTGCGGAGGACGATGCGACCCATGCGCGCGAGAAAGCACCGCTGTGACGAGTCGGATCAAGGCCTTTTGTTCCATTTTCGTTCCGGTATAACGCAGGGCGAATCGGAGACGAAAATTGATCAGAGCGGAAGTGGGCGACCTGTGGTTCTCGGCCGATGTCGAGCAGGAATCGCTTGAACGCGGAGCGGCGGCGGCCGTGCAGCACCTCGAAGCGGAGGGCGTCGACGTGCGCGCGGCCTTGCTCGCCTACGAACGGCGCCACTATCTCATGCAGGAGGAGCTTGCCTGGGAAGCGGGCGAGGCCGAGATGCCGGAGGACATGAGCGAAGCGGAGCACGCGCTGGCCGACATTGCCGAGGAAGCCTGGTGCGCCGCACTCGCCGCGGCAGGCGTCGAGCAGGGCGAGATCGGGCTTGTCGGTGGCTCGGCCGACCAGCCCGTCTTCATCGACGGCCAGCTGCAGGTCTGAAGCCTAAGCCCTGATCCGCCAGGGATCCTGCGTCTTGCTGACGATCATCTCGCCCGCGTAGGGCACGCACAGCTCGCGCGCCTCGTCCGGCGGGCCGTCCATCCAGGCACGCCACTGATCGGGCCGCAGGATCACCGGCATCCGGTCGTGGACGTCGAGCACGTGCACGCAGGCCTCGGTCATCACCATCGAGTAGGCCGGGCCCCACGTGCTGGTCAGGCGCCAGATCCCGGCAACGGCGAAGACGGGCTGGTCGGGCAGTGAGAACCAGGTGCGGGTCATGTTGCCGGATTCGCCTTCCGCCTCCGCGAACTCGGTCACCGGGATGAGGCAGCGGCGCTCTAGGAAGCTCGGCAGCCACATGCCCTTCGGATTGAGCAGCTGGTCCGCGCGCGCGTTGTTCACCGGGCGCGGCTTGATCGGTGCGCCGGTCTTCTTGCTGACCTGTTTGCGCGGAAACCCCCACACCATCGATCGCAGCGTGTCGCCGGCGAGCACCAGGCCGGGATAGCCGGGATACACCTCGCCGGCGAAGTTCGCCTGCGTGTCATGGATCTCGCGGCGCCATTGCTCTGCCGCCTCGAAGTAGCCGCGAATCTCCGCCGCGGTCGCGCGCACGCCATAGAGATTGCACATCGCGGCAGATCAGGTCGCGCGCGGCCGAATGTCAATCGTGGGGCTACTCAAACCGTCCACCTGCAGGGCGGGACCTATGCGAGGCTTACTCCGAAAGGAGCGGCCGATGGACAACGGAATAGAGCCAGATCATGCAAAGCGAATGAGCCAGCTCAACAGATCCTGGCGCTACCGGGCAGCAGGCACGACGCCGGCGGACTGGCACGACCCTTGCTCTCGGCTCCCCGCCGAGCCTCGGCCGGCGCAAGCCGGCCGTCCCGCCGGTGCGTTTGGCGGTTGGGTGCGGTCTTTTCGGTGGGTTGGGGGCCGATCAGCCAGCAAACCGGGGCCTGGTCTGGCCTAGCCAGACCAGTCATTTCATGGATCAGGTACTGATCCCCCGGTTTCTCCGGCTCTAGACGATTCGCCCTCTGCCTTCCATTTGCCGTCGAGGAGCGAAGCGATGCGCTTCAGCGTCTCGCCGGCGAGGGGGTCGCCGGACCAGGTGGCGCGCAGGAACTCCTGGGGATCGAGCTCGGCGAGCATCGCGTCGACCTGGCGCTTGCGCTCGGCGCGGCGCCATTCCTCGTCCCCGGGTAGCGGGGGCTTGCCGCAGATGATCTCGACGAGGCCGGCGAGCTGCTCGGGCACCAGCAGGACGTAGGCATTGGTGATCTGCTCGACCCGCTGTCCGCCGGGCCGCGGTTCGTCGAGCGGGCGCGATCGCCGCATCCAGTGGAGGAAGCCCTGCTCGCGCAGGCGGCAGAGCGCCGCGTGCACGGCCGAGTAGCAATAGCCTGTCCGCTCGGCGATCGTGGCGATCGCCGGCTCGAGCGCGCCGGTGGCGAAGTCGACGAGCTCGAGCAGCGCCTCAAGCACGTCGACGCCGACTTGTCCCAAGACGCCCCGCTTGAGCCAGGGAGCCGTTTTCTTGCGCTCGGCCCGTGTCTGGCGTTCGATGCGCCTGGCGGCCGCCAGGAGAGCCCCGGCGAGCCGTTTTCCGCCCCGGACGGTCCCGTCGGCGAACGGGCGCCAGATCTTCTTCTCGATCCCCTCGTAGTAGCTGTTGCGCCAGACCGGCTGGCCGGTGCGCGGGCTGTCGCCGCGGCCGAGCTTCAGCCGCGTCTTGCGGTCCAGCTGGTGACCGGCGACTTGCGCGGCGATCGCGCCGAACGGCTGGGCGTCGAAAGGTCGTATTCGGGCCGGCGAGGTGCCCCCATTGACGCGTGACATTGCGTCGCTCCCCCATGGGATTTCGGACGCACGAAACCGTCGCCGGAATCACGTCGGCCGGCGGCGGGCAGTCGTGCAGCGATTACGGGAAGAGGGCGCTCACGGCGGTCCGCGAGCGCTGCCGGCGCGAGGGAAGGGGGCCGGCGGCCCAGTCAGACGCTAAATGAGTGAACCGTACTGGCCTGAGGGTCGCGGTCCTCCGCTACCAGCAGAACAATGCGTTTAGGGTTGGGCCCGCAGAATCGGGACTCACAATTGGCGGGCAGCTGGGA